AAACGATGTTGCTATTTGCAAGGAGTTAAACCAGAACCCTGGACTGGTGGCGTCAAGGTCCGATGCAGTCAGGCCGTACCAGAATATTAGGTGGAATGACGGCGAGGTGCTGAACAATATGCAGTTCAGCCATGAGTCATTTGTCAGGCCGTTGTCTGTTGTCAGCCCTATATTTGCTTGGATGAGCGCAGAGGCTTTTGAGGATTGTCAGTTTCCACCGATTAATTACTTCAGCGATGATGTCATCTGCGCTGACTTGGAAAAGAAGGGCTACAAGCACTTTCTAAGTGCCAGCTACGTTCACCACATTGGAAGCAGCACCATAGGACGTAATGCATACGAACTGACGCTGGCGGCTAAACCTTGGATCGACAAGAATCGTCCAAACTACGCAAAAGAATGGTTTTGAAATGGAAAATCTAAACACTGACACCCAGGCCGTTGAGGTGATGGACCTGGACGAGCTGCAGGGCATCATCAACATGGAGCTGACCGATGCAGTCAGCTACATTGACACTGACCTGAGTCCAATTCGAGCCAAGGGTACTGAGTATTACCGTGGCGATTTGTTCGGCACCGAGGAAGAGGGACGCAGCCAGGTGGTGGCTATGGAGGTGCGCGATACCGTATCAGCCATGATGCCAAGCCTTATGCGGATATTCTTCAGTTCAGAGAACACTGTCGAGTTTGTGCCTACGGGACCAGAGGACGTTGCCAATGCACAGCAGGCCACTGATTACTGCAACTTCATCTTCAACTCTGACAACAACGGTTTCCTGACTACTTACGCCACCTTCAAGGACAGCCTGGTGCGGAAGTGCGGGATTATGAAGTGCTGGTGGGAGGAGGACGAAACTGTACGGATTGAGGAGTACTCAGGGCTGGATGACCAGACGCTGCAGATTTTGATGCAAGAGCAGACTGATGTGATGGTGATGAACACCTACCCTGACCAGATGATGGGTCAGTTGCACGATGTCCAGATCAAGCGCAAGATCAAGGGTGGACGGGTGCGGATTATGTCCGTGCCGCCCGAGGAACTGCTGCTGGACCGCCGAGCCAGGTCATTTGATGACTCAGCCATCATTGCCCACCGCCAGATGGCGACAGTGGCGCAACTGATTGAGTTGGGCTACGACGAGGACGAGGTGCGGGAGAACACCACCAGCAGCGACTTGGACACGAACGAAGAGTACCTGGCGCGTCAGCCTGTGAGCGCGTTTGGTGTGTCTGTAGAGAGCGCCAATCCCATGATGGAAAGGGTGCTGTACGTTGAGGCGTACCTGCGGATTGACTACGACATGGACGGGATACCCGAGCTGCGGAAAATCTGCTGTATCGGCAGCGGCTACAAGATTAAGCGGAACCTGCCAGCAAGCTACATTCCGTTCATTGATTTCCCCTGTGACCCCGAGCCACACACTTCACCCTTGGAGGCCATGTCCATCTTTGACATCACGCATGACCTGCAAGAGATCAAGAGCGAGATTCTCAGGAATACCTTGGACAGCTTGGCGCAATCCATCCACCCAAGGACTGCCATTGTGGAGGGTCAAGTCAACATTGAGGATGTCCTGAACAACGAGACAGGCGCCATCATTAGGATGAGGGCGCCCGGCATGGTGCAGCCGTTCAGTACGCCATTTGTTGGACAGGCAGCATTCCCGATGCTGGACTACATGGACCAACTGCGTGAGGATCGTACTGGCATGAGCAAGGCGGCTATGGGCCTGAACGCTGACGCCTTGCAGTCCAGCACCAAGGCGGCAGTGGCAGCAACTATCTCAGCCAGCCAAGGCCGCATTGAGTTGATCAGCCGCATCATGGCAGAGGGCATGAAGAAGCTGTTCAAGAGCATCTTGTTCTTGGTGACCACCCACCAGGACAAGGCTCGCATGGTGCGCCTGCGGAATGAGTTTGTGCAGATTGACCCCCGAGCCTGGGACGCTGCAATGGACTGCTCCATCAATATTGGCATGGGCAACGGAGACACCAACGAGCGCGTGGCGGCACTGATGCAGATCAGCGCCAAGCAGCAAGAAGTGCTGACACAGCTTGGTGTGGTGAATCCATTGGTAACGCCAGCACAGTACAGCAGCACCTTGCGGAAGATTGTGGAGCTGAACGGCTTCAAAGACCCTAGCCAGTTCTTTAACCAGATACCCGCCGACTACCAGCCGCCAGCACCACCCGCACCCAAGCCAACACCAGAGGAGATGCTGGCGCAGGTGCAGGCTCAGAGCATCCAGGCCGACATCCAGAAGAAGGCAGCAGAACTTGAACTCAGCCGCCAGAAGATGGTGATGGACGATGACTTTGCGCGAGACAAGATGTACCAAGAGATGGCTCTGAAGAAGTACGAGCTGGAGCTGAAGTACAACACCCAAATCAGTACGGCTGAGATTACGGCTCAACAGAATATTGACCGTGAGATGCTTAAACAACAACAACTAGGAACCTTTCAATGACCGAGGAAGACATCATCCGCAAGGGCAACAAGTCAGAGCTACTGCTCCAAGACGAGGTTTTTACCAATGCCCTGCAACAGCTTCAAGATATCCAGGTTTACAAGTGGAAGTCTAGCCTTCCCGATGAATCTGCAAAACGTGAGCAAGCGTGGGCGATGCTGCAAAGCATTGATATGTTGAAAACTGAGCTGAAGAAGATGATCGACAACGGTTGGGTGGAGCGTAAGAAATTGGAACGCACCCGTAAATGAAAGGAACTGAAACATGGATAACCTAAATATTGCTAACGCAGCAAGTGCGATTGACGCGATGTTGCCATCGGAAGGTGGGGACCAACAGGACGTTGAGTTGCATGAAGAGTTGACGCAAGTTGACTCAGCGGCTCCAGAGGAGGAATTGCAAGACTCCGATGGGGAACAGCCTGATGAGGATGAGGCCGAGGAGGAGGAGGACAAGCCACCAGTATTCACCGTCAAAGTTGACGGCAAGAATGTCGAGGTCACGCTTGAAGAACTCCAAAAGGGCTACAGCCGAGAAGCAGACTACACCCGCAAGACTCAGCAAGTGTCCGAGGAACGAAGGGCGTTCCAGGCAGAGGCTGAACTTGTGCGGACGGAGCGCCAGCAGTATTCCCAGTTATTGGGGTCACTCCAGGCGCAACTTCAGCAAAACGCTGCACCTAAACTTGATATGGATCGTCTTTACAGTGAAGACCCAATCGAGTGGGTGAGGCAAAAGGAACTTGCAAGAGATGCCGAGAAAGTACACGCAGCTATTCAGTCTGAAAGGCAGCGACTCTCTCACATCCAAGCGCAAGAGCAATACCAGTCTATGCAGGCACACCTCGCACAACAGCAAGATGCCATGCTAAAAGCCATCCCTGAGTGGAGCAATCCAGACAAGGCCAAGGCTGAAAAGACGTTGCTGATTGAGTGGGGGCAAAAGCTAGGCTTTTCCTCTGACGAGCTGAAGAATATTTTTGACCACCGTGCTGTCGTTGCGCTGCGTAAGGCTGCGCTGTACGACCAGATGATGACCAAGAGGGGCAACATCAGGCCAGCGGTCAACAATGGGCCTAAACCCGCCAAGCCAGGTGCAGCGGGGAGAATGGACAACGTAACTGATGCTAGAAGGTCTCAACAACGTCTTGCTAAAACTGGTCGCGTCAACGATGCGGCTTCCGCAATTGAACATCTTTTGAGGTAATTCAAAATGGCTATCGTAAGCAACACATTCACCACATACTCTGCCAAGGGTATCCGTGAAAATCTCAGCAACATCATCTACAACATCTCACCAGAGGAGACGCCTTTCCAATCCAACATTGGAAAAGACAGTGTGCAAAACACGCTGTACGAGTGGCAGACCGATGCACTCCAAGCTGCGGCAACCAATGCCCAGCTTGAGGGTGATGACATTGGAACCTACGACCCTGTAACCGCAACGGTGCGGATGCAGAACTACTGCCAGATCAGCCGCAAAACGGTTGTGCTGTCCAACACCGAGGAAGTTGTCAACAAGGCTGGACGTAAGTCTGAGTTGGCCTACCAGTTGGCTAAGAAGGGCGCTGAGTTGAAGCGTGATATGGAATTGGTGATGGTCCAGAGCCAAGTCGCAAGTGCAGGTAGCACCAGTGCTGCCCGTACTACCGGCTCTGTCCTGGCCTTCATCAAGACCAACACTGATACAACTGGCACTGACCCGTCTTACACAACGCTGCCAAACAGCTTGCGTACCGATGGTACTGTTCGGACCTTTACTGAAACCATTCTCAAGAATGTGATTCAAAAGACCTGGACCTCTGGCGGTACACCGAAAATCCTGATGACAGGCCCGGTCAACAAGCAGCGCGTTAGCGGATTTGCAGGTATTGCTGCAACCCGCTACAACATCGAAGGCGGCGCTAAACCCGCCACCATCGTTGGTGCTGCTGATGTCTACGTCAGCGACTTTGGCAATGTGACGGTGGTGGCGAATCGGTTCCAACGCGAGCGTGATGCGCTGGTGCTGGACCCTGAGTACGCATCAGTTGCGTACCTGCGTCCTTTCCAGCAGATGGAACTGGCAAAGACGGGTGACGCTGAGAAGCGGCTGCTGATTGTTGAGTACGGCCTGAAGATCACCAGTGAGAATGCTCACGGTCTTGCTGCCGACTTGGTAACGTCCTAAACGGAGGGGTGGGCCAGGGAAACTTGGTCCACCTTCAAAATATGGAAACACGAATCTTTGATAAAGACGAGACAACAGGCATCACCAGGCTCTGGCACTACAACCCATTGACTGATGAGGCAACCATTGAGACTCAGCAGGATGTCTCCAATGTGGTGGAAGAGAACAAGGACCAGTTCAACGCCACAGACAACAAGGCCAACTGGACAGGCGAGTGGCACAAGGTGGCAAGCATTCCACTAAACATTTACTACGAGCTGCAGGCCAGCGGCAAGATTACAGATCAAGCCTACATGAAACGCTGGCTCAATGACCCCGACAACAGATTCTTCAGAACACGACCAGGACAAGTATGACAATTATTGCGGTTTGCACTCCAGCGCGTGACATGGTTCACACCCAGTACGCCTATTGCTTGGTCAATATGGTGGCCTATCACGCCTGCAACACCGATGACCGCATTGACCTGAAAATCATGCAAGGTACGCTGATTCAGAATCAACGCGCAGAGCTGGCGCTGGACGCGATGCGCGAGGGTTGCAGCCACATCCTGTTTATTGACTCTGACATGACCTTCCCGCAGGACATGATTCAGCGGCTGATGGCGCATGACCTTGACATCGTGGCAACCAACTGCGCCAGACGCAGGATGCCGACAGGCCCAACTGCCAAGGTTGGCAACAAGCTAATCTACAGCACCTTGGATGACCACGGTCTGCAGGAGGTGGACACCATTGGCATGGGCGTTATGCTGATCAAGGCAGACGTCTTCAAGAAGATGTCCGAGCCTTGGTTTGAGACTCCCTGGCGCAATGACAAGCGTGGCTACGTTGGTGAGGATGTCTTCTTCTGCCTGAAGGCTAAAGAGATTGGGTATAAAATCTACATTGATCACGATGTCTCCCGCGAAATAGGCCACATTGGCACCTTTGAATTTCGGCATGAGCACACATGGGTGGTCAAGGATTTGCAGGACAAGGAGGCGTAAATGGCTCTCACGACCTACACCGAGCTAAAAGCATCAGTTGCGGATTGGCTCAATAGATCAGACCTGACAGCGGCAATTGCCGACTTCATCAGCCTCGCCGAGGCTCAGATGGAGCGTGTCCTACGCACCCGGCAGATGATTGTTCGCTCCAATGCATCCTTCAATGTAGAGTTTGGGGCAACGCCAAACGACTTTCTTGAAGTCAGGACATTCAAACTCTCAGGCACCAACCCACCCACTCCATTGACATTCTTGACCATTGACGCAATGGACCAGGAGTCTTTTAGGCTCAGTGCAAGTGGTAAGCCAAGATTCTTCACTGTGGTCGGTGGTCAGTTTAGGCTGGCTCCTACACCTGATACAAACTACGCAACTGAGCTGACTTACTACGCAAAACTTAGCAAGTTGTCTAGCTCAGTTGCCACCAACTTTATCCTAGACTCTAGCCCAGACGCCTACCTCTACGGCAGTCTGCTGCAGGCCGCACCGTACCTGCAGGACGACAACAGAATTCCTGTGTGGGCTGGTCTATACGAACGTGCATTGACTGATTTACAAGCATCTGATGACCGCGCATCAACCTCTGGCGGCGCACTGTTAACCCGTGCCAGAACTTTGGGATAGAACATGATTGTGACAACAACAAAGGGCGATATGGATGACTCCTTGCTGGACAAGCGCGAGGGGTCTTTGGACAACAGCAATGAGTCAACCAACTGGGTTGAGTATTGGCATGATGGCGAGTTGGTGCATCGTTCTGTCAACATGGTGCTGAAGCAGGGCATTTTTGCCCAAGGCGAAACGCAACAAATTTAAGGAGAAATCAATTGGCTAACACTCAAGCAATGACTACCAGTTTTAAGGGCGAATTGCTGGTCGGGCATCACAACTTTGGCACTGGCGTAACCCGTGGCTCGACTGCTGCCGACACATTCAAGGCTGCGCTGTACCTGGCCTCTGCTACTGTCAATGCAAGCACCACAGCCTACAGTGCCACCAACGAGGTGTCAGGCACTAACTACACTGCAGGTGGTGTGACTGTGACCTTTGGCACTGCGCCAAGCACCAGCGGGACAACTGCTTTTGTTACCCCAAGCGCCAGCATTTCATACACGACTGTAACCTTGTCCACAGCGTTTGATGCGGTCCTGATTTACAACAGCACCCAGAGTAACAAGGCAGTCAGCGTCCACACCTTTGGCAGTCAGACAGTAACCGCTGGGACGTTCACTCTGACCATGCCCACCAATGATGCAAGCACTGGCCTGATCAGGCTGGCATAACAGGGGGCAGCATGGCTGCTTATGGAACAGGCTACTACGGGCTTGGCGTCTATGGCATTGGCAATGTTGTCATCAGCGGCAACACGGCTACTGGTAATGTTGGTACGTTGCTGGCAAACATATCTGTCCAAGAGGACGGGACTTTTGCCACAGGCAATGTTGGTACAGTAACACCCGCATTTCCGGTTGCCATAACGGGCAACTCGACTGCAGGTGCGCTGGGGTTAATAACGCCATCAGCGGCCCAGGCTGTGACAGGCAATGCGGCAACCCTGGCGGTTGGCAGTGTTGGTCACAGCAAGACGTTTGCGATTAGTGGTAACCAGGCTGCGGGTGCGGTTGGCTCTACTGGTGCTGGGGTGAGCAGTGCTGTGACAGGCAATGCGGCAACGGGTGCTGTGCAGGCAATGCCAACTTCAGTTCTGGTGTTCCAAGCCATCACGGGCAACGGCGCAACAGGCAGTGTTGGAAGTGTTGGCCCTAGCAAAGCGTTTGCAATTAGTGGGAATGAAGCCACTGGGTCAGTTGGCATCATCTTTGGATTTGGTTGGGGTGCTATTCCCAACACGGCAGAAACGTACACCGCAATTAGCGACACCGCAGAGACTTGGACTGCAATCGTAGATAATTCCGAAACTTGGACACCTGTTTGATAGGAGCAAAAAAATGGCTGATACCACCACAACAAATCTACTGCTGACAAAGCCAGAGGTAGGTGCCTCAACCGACACCTGGGGCACCAAGGTCAATACGGATTTAGACTTGATTGATGCACTGTTCGATGCAGGCCCAGTTCTCAAAGTAGCCAAGGGAGGCACTGGTCTGACCACGCTTACAGCCAACAACGTCATCTTGGGCAACGGCACATCAGCACCCACCTTTGTAGCGCCAAGCACCACGGGCAATGTGCTGACAAGCAATGGGACCACTTGGGCGTCCAGTGCACCAGCGGCGGGTGGCATCACCTACACCACCACCAAAACAGCCAACTACACAGCAGTCGCAAATGATGGTGTGCTGACCAACACGACTGCCGGGGCATTCACGGTTAACCTGCCAGCGTCTCCATCCAATGGAGATCAGGTCATCGTTGCTGATGCGGCGGGTACTTGGGGGACAAACAACCTCACCGTAGGGCGCAATGGAAACAACATAGCTGATGTGGCGCAGGACTTGGTTTGCGAC